TCAGATGCACCAATCGCATTTGCTGCGATATTTGCCGCAGTAATGGTGTCAGCAGCAATCTTTGCTCCTGTAACAGCAGATCCAATGATTGCATTAGTGTCAACTGAAGAGTCGGCTAATTCACTTGAGGTGATAGCGTTGCTTGCGATCTGGGTTGATGTAATAGTGTCAACCTCAATCTTCGCCGCCGTAACTGAACCATCTGCGATTTTTGCGCTAGTAACCGCGTCGTTTTGTATGTTTGTGCTTCCTACAGCATCAGCTGCAAGCTTTGCATTCGTTACGGCAAGAGCGCCAATTTTGTTAACTGTAACCGAGCCGTCTGCAATTTTTATTTCAGTTACAGCGTTACTAGCAATTGCAGTAGTGTCAACAGCATTGTCTGCCAGTTCGGATGAAGTAATCGCATCAGCCGCAATGTTTGTGGCTGTAATTGTGTCTCCCGCTATTTTTGCGCCAGTGACTGCGTTATCGGCAATGGCTGCAGTGTCAACAGCATCATCTGCAAGCTCAGATGCAGTAATCGCATTAGTTGCAATGTTGTCTGCGGTGATTGTGTTTGTCGCAATCTTTGCTCCTGTGCCAGTGCCACCAACAACCGCCCCATCTACAATGGCTGCTGTATCAACTGCAGCATCAGCTAGTTCAGACGCTGTAATTGCATCAGCTGCGATTTCAGCGGCTGTAATCGTATCAGCTGCAATTTTATCTGCCGTGATTGCGTTGTCTTGAACGGCGGCTGTTGCCACAGCATCATCTGCAATTTCAGTTGCAGTAATCGCATCGGCAGCAATCTTTGCAGTTGTAATTGCATCGTCAGCAACTTTGACCGTTGTTACGGCATTCGTTTGGATTGATGCACTTGCAATTGAGTTGTCGGCAACCTTTGCAGCCGTTACGGCGTCGTCTGCAATTTTTGCAGTTGTTACTGCCAGGTCATTGATTTTGTCAGTAGTAACCGAAAGATCAACAATTGATGCGGTATCTACAGCATCATCTGCCAACTCTGAAGCACCCACGGCATCCGCAGCAATCTCTGCAGCGGTAATTGTGTCTGCTGCAATTTGGGTGGCGGTAACTGCATCATCGGCAATCTTTGCAGTTGTTACGGCAGCCGCCGCAATCGCTGCTGTATCAACCGCATTGTCTGCCAGCTCTGATGCACCAATCGCATTTGCTGCAATTTCTGATGCCGTGATCGTGTCGGCTGCAATTTTATCTGATGTGACGGCATCGTTTGCAATCGCAAGAGTTACAACCGCACCATCTGCAATTTTGTCTGAAGTTACCGCATCATCTGCAATTTTTAAAGTTGTGACTGCATCAGTTGCCAGTTTTGCGGCAGTTACTGCGTTGTCCTGTATTGACGCGGTTGGAACTGAACTGTCTGCAAGTTTTGCAGCAGTGACTGCATCATCCGCAAGTTTTGCTGTCGTTACTGCTGCGTCATTTAATTTGCCGGTTGTTACAGCAAGATCTGCAATGGCTGCTGTGTCTACCGCATCGTCGGCCAACTCTGACGAGCCAACGGCATCTGCCGCGATGTTTGCTGCAACAATAGTGTCGGCAGCAATTTCTGTGGTTGTAACTGCACCGGCTGCAATTTTGGCAGTAGTAACTGCATCATCGGCAATTGCTGCGGTGTCAACTGCATTGTCAGCCAACTCCGATGCTGTAATTGCATTGGTGGCAATTTCAGTTGCGGTAATTGTGTCAGCAGCAATCTTTGCGGCTGTAACAGCATCATCAGCGATAGCAGCTGTGACAACAGAATCGTCAGCGAGTTCGGCTGAAGTTACGGCATCTGCAGCAATCTTTGCTGTACTTACAGCGTCATCTGCAAGTTTTGCAGTTGTTACTGCGTTATTCAGGATTGAGGCGGTGACTACAGCGTCATTTGCAATTTTTGCTGAAGTGACCGCATCATCAGCAAGCTTTGCAGTTACAACTGCTGCATCATTAATCTTGTCCGTTGTAACAGCTGCATTAACAATTGCAGCCGTATCTACTGCATCGTCGGCTAGCTCTGCCGCGCCAACCGCATCTGTTGCAATGTTTCCAGCAACGATCGTGTTGTCTGCAATCTTGGCACTTGTTACAGCGTCATCTGCAATTTTTGCTGTAGTTACCGCAACGTTTGCAATTGCAGCCGTATCTACTGCATCGTCTGCAAGCTCTGACGAGCCAACTGCATTTGGAGCGATATTTTCTGCGGTGATTGTATCTGCTGCAATTTTTGCGCTAGTTACAGCATCATCAGCAATCGCAGCAGTGTCTACTGAGTCGTCAGCAAGTTCAGAAGACGTAATTGCATCAGCAGCAATGTTTGCTGCTGTGATTGTGTCTGCGGCAATTTTTGCAGAAGTTACCGCGCCAGCGGCAATGGCTGCGGTATCTACAGCATTATCTGCAAGCTCAGAGGCCGTGATAGCATCGGCAGCAATATTGCCGGAAACAATTGTGCCGTCTGCAATTTTTGCGCTAGTTACGGCATCGTTTTGAATTGCAGCTGTATCTACAGAGTCGTCAGCCAGCTCAGAAGCACCAACTGCATTTGGCGCGATGTTTGCGGCAGTAATGGTGTCCGCAGCAATCTCAGTTGTTGTTACCGCTCCACCATTGATTTTTGCGGTGGTAATTGAGTCATCCGCAATCGCGGCTGTTACTACAGCGTTATCGGCAATTTTTGCGGAGGTAACTGCATCGTCTGCAAGCTTTGCAGTTGTTACAGCACTGCCTGAAATTTTTGCTGCCGTTACCGACCCATCAACCAGAGCGGCGGTGTCAACAGAATTATCAGCTAATTCAGAGGAACCAACAGCGTCTGCGGCTATGTTTGCAGCGGTAACAGTATTGCCCGCAATCTTTGCGCCAGTTACAGCAGCATCAACAATTGCAGCAGTATCAACACTGTCGTCTGCTAGCTCGGAATCGGTTACAGAGTTTACTGCAAGATTTGCAGATGTAATTGTGGCTGCTGCAATTTTTGCACCAGTGATTGCCGCATTTGCAACCTTTGCGGTTTCAACAGCATCAGTAGCAAGCTTTGCTGCTGTAATGGAGCCATCTGCAACCTTTGCGGCTGTAACCGCGTTGTCTGCAATATTTGCAGTATCTACTGCATCATCTGCAAGCTTTGCATTTGTTACTGCATCATTAGCAATTTTTGCGGTAGTTACACTTAAATTTTGAAATGAGTCGGTGCCCATTGCACCGGCGGCAATTTTCGCCTCTGTTACCGCATCGTCTGCAATTGCAGCAGTATCAACTGCGTTGTCCGCCAGCTCTGACGCGCCAATGGCGTTGGCAGCAACTTGGGTTGCCGTGATGCTGTCGTTAACCAGCTTCCCGCCTGGGATTACTGCATCATCAATTAAATTGACGACGCCTTGCTGAACCAGCCCCTTGATCGTTAGCCTGCGAGTTTCGCTCGCAGAATTATCCGCAACAGCAATATCATCGGTAGCCTCCGCGTCCGCTTGCAGCAGTACAGGAAGCTCTGAAATCTTGAGGTCTGCCACTGATTATTCGACCGAAGTGCTTCCTGTATTCTAGGACTTCTGAATCATCAGTCTTGTTGCTCCACTTCAAGGAAGCCGCTTTGGTTTGCTTCCTGCGAAATGCGGTCAGTGTCTTCCTGTAGCAGATAATTGCTGACTGTTTTGGTGCGTAGCTCAATCTGGCCAGTAGTCACAAATTCAATTGTGGATTCGATGGGTTCTCCAGCGGAAAAGGACAAACCTGCATTGGTAATCCTTGCATAAAATTCGTACCAAACTTCATCGTCAAAGTCTTCTGTTCTGCCGCCAGGCTTAGTGCCGCGCCCCACCAAAGTTACTTTTGCCCAAAATTCACTGCCAACCTTAGTGCGTAAAAGTAGCTGATTTAGGTAAATGGGCATTTCTACAACACCGGAAGACTCGCCTCTGATTTGTGGATCGTTTGCCCGGCGCTCGTAATCAAAAAAGCAGGTAATCCGACCACTGCCGCTGATCAGACCAGAATACTCACGCCTGAATTCGTCTGAAAGAGACGTGCTGTCAATTGACTCGCGCTGCGTGTTCACTTCGTAGCTAATTACTTGTCCTAAAATTCGCTCGTTGTTATTGCGAATATTGATTGAAACCGGAATGTCTCGATTCGGCACGACAAGGCTCACACGGCCAGTAATTTCGCCCGAGATGGCTTCATCAAATGTCTTGTAAAGACGGATGCCCCCGATTTCATTGACAAAAACGTAAAAAATTCCGTCCTTAAACACTTGGTTTGATGGCCAACCATCTGAACCAATAAAACTTAAAAGCGTTCCATCGGTAGTCTTGATTTCGATTTGATCGCCTGTGATCAAAAGACCAAGCGAAAAGTCAAAACTAAAACGCCCCCTAGATGCATTCACATCAGAAGGCTTTACTGTCCCTGTGATTGGCTCGTCTAGGCTTGTTCTACGAAGCTCAATCTGCCCAATTTCCCCAAGTAGGACAGCCATTAATCACAGGGTGATCAGATTAAGGTCGCCTGCTGCGGTGAAGGAAACATCGGCGGTAATAATCTCACCGATGCTGGTTGAAATTGTTGCTGAAGTGACAAAGGCGTTAAATTGAAGCCTCTTAGGCCCCCAAGAAAATCTAACGGTTGACTTAACAGGGTCTGCAGTTGTAAATAGATTGTCCAACAACGTTTGCAATGCCGTGTTGTCGTCTTGATACATAATTGTGGCTGTACCGCTGAAGCTTTTCAGGCCAGCTTCATTTTGAACAGAGTCTTTATCCAGCGTAGTTACGTCGATCAGGGCCAGGTTGCCTTCAACGGTCCAAGCTCTAACCCTAGCTTGGAGGGCACCTTGAAAAGTAATCGACCCATCCTTGCCCGTGTAGATAGCCATTTTTTAAGTGCTTGGGACAATGGTTTCATTCTAGCGTTTTTCAACGCTAAAAATTACAGGGTAGCGGTCGTTAGGTCACCGTCTGCAGTAAAGGAAACCTCAGCCCTAACAACTTCACCAGGCGCAGCAGCAAGGCTTGCACTAGTGATGATTGCATTGAACTTGATTACCCGGGTGCCCCATTGAAACTCAGCGACTGCTGGTTGTGTTGCTCCAGTCTTGAACACCCGACCAAGCAGGTCACTGATCTTGGTGTCGTCTTGGTAATAAATAATTGTTGCTGTGCCGGTGTAGCTCTTAAGGTCGGCCAGGTTTCCAATGGCGTTATCACCAAGCTCTGTTTTGTCAAGCAAGTTAACACTTGCTTCAACAGTCCAGTTGCTTACCTTTGTTTGCCGATTATTTGCAAAGAAAAATTTGCCGTCTACACCCCTGAAAACGTCGGCCATGAGCTGTTGACCTAAAAGGACATCTCACCCATTCTAATCATCGGCCAAGAGAACCCCAATGAATTCACAGACCACAGTGCATCTGCCCTTAAAAGTGCTTGTAATCTGTGGTGGCCCGGCGTATCTCCAGCTAAGCCCGGTTCCCTGCTCTTTTATGTAGTTCAAAAAACCGGCGTCTGAAATACCAGCGCCAGCGTCTGTGCTAAGAAAAGTAACGGTGTCTAGGTCTGAGTTCACGTTAATATAGTTGTCTATAATCTGCTTTGCTTGAGAATCCAAGATATTTCTGAATTCTAAGGAAAGGGTTGAATCAACCCTCTTGTTGCCGTACCTTAAAATTGTAAGCGCACCATTCTGCGCCCTAAACTCGGTTTGAGGAAAATTACCTGGCGTGTAGCTTCTTGATGAGGGCCTTATGTTGGGGAAAGCTCTTGCAGGCATTAGTAAGCCACCTCAGTAAATTGGTTGTTGCGCCAGTCCAATACCCTCAGTGTACCGAAGGGGGTAAGTGGTACGTTGCTGCCTGCAACTTCGATTAAGCCGTCTTCCGCATAGGAAATGCTCTCCACCTTGTAGAGTCGATCATTAACAGCATTGCTCCTGACGCTAAAAACTGTTCCAAAAAGATCTCCCTGTGTTGTCTTGCCATTTTGAACAGTCAGCGTTGCCTGCTGAACCCCGTCAGTTCCCGGCTTGTAGAAGAAAATGTTTTTGTTGCCGTTACTTAGCCTTATTCCTTGAATTGTTCCATCGCCGCCAATGCTTCCGTTCAAAAGTCTTGAGGTATGGGTTGCTTCGCTCACGAGTCTAAAATAATCCCCAGGCTCTAAATTCAACGCTGCTTGTGGGGTGGTTTCAAATCTCACGCCGTGGTCAACCTCTTGCCGTGTTTTCAATGCAAATTTTGCAAATTTGCGTGCGTGCTCTTCGCTAGTACAAAAACCGCTTAAGTCGAAAACCTCCTCAGGATCGTTGATCGATCCAGCATTTAGGCTAATCTCAAGTGTTCTGGTTTGCGGGAAACCGTTCACAGTGTCTTGCCGCCATAGAACAACAGCCTTAAACAGCTGACGTTCTTCTGGGTCTAAAAAGCTAACCTGAAGATTTCTTATGTTTCCATCTGTAAAGAGTGCCTTAATTTCCGGCTTTACATTTGGGTTGATTGAATTATCCGCAAGGCTGGCAGTCGTTGGAACTGTTGGGAACAGGCTAAACTTTCCGCCAATGATCGTAAAGTCAAGCAGGCAGTAAGCTGCGTTCTCAAAAATAAATTGCCTAAGGTTCTGCCTTTCAGAAATCACGCCGTCCCAAAAGAAACCGTTTGCACTGCAGAATTGCGCGGCCTGTACAAATCTTCCTCTAGTAACCTGATCGACTCCAATCAGCTCTGCAGCGCCAAATTCCCTGTTTGTCAACAACGCATAAACAATTTCCGGCAGGGTGTTGATTGCTCCGAATCCGCTAGCAAGCAATCTTTCTGCAATAATGCCTTCTTTGAAAAAAGCAGAGAACTGATTGAAACTAGCCCACTCTAAGCTGCTGCCGATTCTTATGCCAGCAATGGCCAAGTCACTATATTGTGGTGATACGTTGTTTAAGGTGTATTCATTAACATACGTCACTTCGTGCTCAGGGCTGTCAAAATTGCTGCTTTCCTCTTGGTCATATACAACATAATCTGCAACAGCATCAAATTCGCGTAACTTTTGACTAGACTGAGGCACGTTCGCGAGATTAAATTCATCGTTTGAGGCATCTTCTCTTGAAATTCTCACCCTCCTTCCTGTGAATTTTATCCTTATACCTCTAGATACGAAATTTGTTCTTGTTCCTTCTTCAAGCAAATTTATGAGCTTAGAATCATAAAGCGCGTCCTGAACGAATATATTTCCAGGGTAAGGCAGCAAACGATATTCCCAGTTGTTTGTTTTTGGGTGGTAAACCTGAATTGAGGTATATATGTCTTGGGGAGTGTTGCCCCTTACCGCAAAAAGCTCGCCAGGTATTAGATCCTTAAATTTTACATTATCGTTCGCTTTTCTGCGTTGAAGCCTGAAAAAGCTATAGCGATTAATAAATTTACTGACCGAGCCAAGGCTAAGGCCGCCTCCGCCTTCTGGGCTTTCGTAATCTTTAATTACATCCTCTGGGGGTTGGCTGTTTACATTTGCAAAGCCATTGATTCTTCTAAAAACCCTTGACTTGATGCCAATTTCTATTGCGTCGCAAGGTCTTGACGTGACAACTGTTGCGACAGCAACTCTTTGAACTACCAGTTTTTCATTAGGCTCAGAGGTCTCTAAAGAACGCGCTGTATCTAGTCGCCCTCTGCCTTCTGCCCATTCAAAAGTAAATTCTTTGATCAGCCCTGGCCGCCACGGGTCTGGTGTGTTGATGCCTGTTAATACTGCCAAGCTATCGCCAGCCAAGTAAATTTCACCGATGCTTAAATTTGAATCAGCATTAATCCGAGTTGTTCTTACACTCTGGCGAACATCCTCAACACCAAAAGGTTCAAATCTAGGGTCTTCGTCATTATCTCCAATTCTATACTTAAATCCAGTGCTTGTTACGCTGCCGTTGATTACAACGCAACGCCTAGGGAAACGAGCCCCTATCTTAGATTTTTTTGCTCTTGGTCCTTCCTTTGCTTGAGCGCCTAAACCGTCAGGTATCAACACCAGCTCATAGTTAACTTTGAATCTCATTCCGTTTGGCATTGGCGCATAAGATCCAAACTGAGTTTGGGTGCTAGGAAATCTTGCCTGACAAAAAACGGGCAAGTATCTGTTTGAAGGATCCCAAAAAACGGAAAAAACGTCAATATTGCCCGACGGTGGCTTAAGCTTTCCGTTTGTATATTGAACAGTCTGCGATCTGCCTCTGACTATACGGCCACCGTCTTGATTAAAGAGAAGGTTTACTTTTGTTGCTGTGTAAGACTTCAATAAAGAGTCGCCAATTGCATATCCTTGGTAATCGGGGACTCTTGCAATTCTTCCAGCACTAAAAGCAAAAATTGCATTGAGCTGTTGCGTGATTCCCTTTGATCTAAATTGAGACCATAAAAGCTGACCATTTACACGCACTCCTCTTTTAGTGAAAACAAGAGGTATCACTGAACCAAGGCTTGCTAAGTCTTGGATGGAATTAAATTCTGATTGCGGCGCAAAACGACTTTGGCCTGTAATATCCGCCGTTCTAATTGGTGAAAGTCTTTCTTGAGACTGGGGTGACCTAGGCTTAGGCGCAAGCAGCGCACCAACTGCCTGTAGCGCTACGCCTACAGCTAGCGAAATAAGAACGGGAGTTACTACATCATTGCGTACGTCGGGTATTAAATCATATTCTTTGGGTCTCGTGCCGTTGTAAGAGTCAACTATATCGACAAAATCAAAATATTCATCGACAGTAAGCCCAACCGTTTCGCAAAGCTCTACCTCTGCGGGTAATAACACCCGACGACCTGCAGGGCGTCTATGGTGCTCCATTGCACCGCCGATCCGACGAAACTCAGCCATCCGTTTTCAAACCATACTGCCAGGCCATAACCATTTTCAGATTGGCAAAGCGCTATGCAACCAAGTCTAGGGGATTTCGTTTGCTCGCCCCAAAGCTCTAACTGTTCCCAAAAAATAGAATTGTCGCCTTTTCTTAGGCGTCGATACCAGCTTGTTTTTGGCTTTGGCGGTGGAAAGCCGTAATGCTCCATCACTTCAATGCAAAGCCCGACGCAATCGGTGGCACCGTGTTGGTCAATCCTTGCGCCCAAGCGGTAAGGCTTGCCAATCAAATGATACGGGTTCACCTGTTTTGGATCTGTCCAGAAACAGGCAGTGCGCCAACCTGTTTTTGTGTAAGCACCCTGTTTGGCGCGACGGCACCAACAGCATCGATTGAGCTTGAAAGTGTGATCTCAACTGTCACGGGGTCATAGGCAACGTTGGACACAATCCAGTTTTCTGTGCTTAGCGTTTTAAATACACCAAGATTGCCGCTCCTAAGGCTGCAAGTGTCCACCCTAACTTTCCAACGCTTTTCCACTGCTTGAACACCAAGGCCCAAGGAGATCGGGTTATTAGCCAAAACAAGCGTTGATTGCAGATTGTCCCCGGTGCGGTTTTTTGTAGCGCCTTGGTATATGAAGCTCAAAAAATTGTAGTTCGCTCCCCTGAATCCAATCGTGCCGTTTGTGTTGGCATTTTGAAATCGCTGGGTTCCTGCACCAGCGCCAGTGATCTCAATGAAATTGCCTAGTATGATTAAACTCATAATCCGATCTTAGAACGCTGTGAACGGCTGTTCTTTAGTGTAGAGATTGTCATTGACTGTCCCATCTTCGCGCCGTTTTTAGCTGCTTGATCTAAGCCTGCCCTGAATTGATCCTCTGTGACAAATCTCATTCCGTTGACTTCGGTCACGTTGTAGTTCACGTTAACTGTTTGGTTGGACCTCTGAGCACTGTTCTCTGGGCGGTAACGGCTAAGGGCTTCTAACGCATTGTTAGAAACAACAGTGCCAGACGTTCTAGGAACAAAAAGCTCTGGACCGCGCTCACCAACAATACTGGGCCGGTTTACAGGTGGGTTGCCACCTTTGGCGAAGAAATTTACGCCGGTAAGAAAACCAGATGCACCGGAACCAGCATCAGGTGCAAGGGAGCCGAAGCCGTTAAGGTTAAAGCCGCCGCCGCCTCCAAAAAGACTTCTTCCGGGATTAAGCAAATCAAGAACAGCCAAGAACGCCTTCTGCGCTAGG